ATTTGCCGCTTTCGAGTAGATATCTATTGAGTTGAATCATAACCTCATTTGGGCTATGCCGATCGAGTAACTTGGAAATGTCGCGAACGAGTTCAGGGGTCAGTATGAAGATATCAGTGCCAGGGTCGGCCTCGTCGTAGACGCGGACCACTGGGGAAAAATCATCCGGTGAAATACTTCGACGCACACAGTATTTCGGAGCCGGCGCAACCGGAAGTAGAGGATTAAGTTCACGCTTAAGTGCATCGATACACGCGGCAAAAACACCCGCAGGCAAATGGTGATACGTAACTTTTAGGAACCGAATGAATTCGTCCAGGTACGCTTCGCCCGATCCCAGGTACGCCTGAATCGTAGGATTCGCCTCGAGCGCCATGACTGCCCGGCCTTTGTCATCGAGGACATCCAGGCGAGGTTGGAACTCAGGTGTGCACCAACGAACAACACTGTAGGCGGCTGGCTCGATCGGAACGGCTTTAGCATCAGGGAACAATCGCGCCCGAAGAGCCTCAACACAACCTGTGAAATCTTCATCGGATAGATCAGGCCATGACTGACGTAGAATCCGAACAACAATGTCGTCATACGCAGATACATCATTCGACCGCCCTTCCATTTTGAGGACGATGCTCATATCCTGTGCCCATTCTGGACTGAATGACATGAGTGGAGTTCCGCCTTTGTAGATGATAAGCCTAAGGCCAAAGGACGTCGGATCGGGCGTAACACTAATGTGGAAAGTATTCGGATCAGGAGGTGATTGTGTGGTCATATTGATTCAGAAGAAATCGGCACAAGAACCGATGAGTTGATTGCAGCGTTTGGATACGAGGTAGTTAAAGATTTTGCTCTTATCAGCGACATGTGCATGCTTATGCGCCTCGGTGACTGCGTCCCGAATGGCGTCCGGAATGTAATTGAAGTCGATGACCGTCTGATTACGCTTGAAGTTACGATGCGCGTTTTGGGACTCGTCAATTAAGGCCAATTCCAATGAAGGCGCAGATAACCATTTGTCAATCTTCTTGGCAGAGACTGGAGTTTGGCGAGTGCCAGTAACGAAGCAATCATCGGCACTTAGGATGTTAGGGACTCCATCGCCACCGTCACCACGAATGATGTGTTCGGCCAGGAACTTGGCTGGGTTCTTGTCAGTGACGGCCTTCTTCTTCAGAGGCGAGAATTGGCGAACATTGCCGAACCGTTGGAGTTGGACGAAGTCATGGTCGGCCGAGATGATCATGACGTCCTCGGCCATTCCAAAGTCAACTTGAGTGTTCTGAGTCAGAACCGCGATGACGTCATCGGCTTCAGCTTTGTCGGCATACACAACCTTGTAAGGGAAGTTCTCTTCGAGTTCGGCCTTGACTAGATTGATGATGCGGTAGAATTCAACCCAGTCAGTGCCAGATTTGTTCTCGTCCTTCGAGGTTCTACGAGCGGCCTTGTATTCTGGAAAGACGTCTCGTCTCCAACTTCCGGAATCACAAGCGATGACCATTTCGCCATAGGACTTCCGGAATTTTTGGTTATACATTCGGAGCGAATTCAGGATGATATGCCGAAGCAGGTCTTCCTCAAGTCTGGAGTGCTGCGCGAATAGTGCAGCCATTGCGATTCCTGAATAGTCAACTAGTATAGACATATAGATATTTCATGTTGTGGTTCGTGTATAAGACTGTGTGTAAAATTGATGGAAAATACTACATCGGAAAACACCAAACTGAAAACTTAGATGACGGGTATTTGGGTTCTGGGAAACTTCTAGTTAAAGCCATCGCCAAGCACGGGAAACTCGCATTCACTCGAGAAGTCCTTAAGATGTGTGGGTCTCTCAATGAGCTAAACGATTCGGAAAAGGCATTCATAACTGAAGAAATTCTAATGGATCCAATGTCCTTCAACCTAGCATTAGGCGGGCAAGGAGGAGATTTGTCTAAGCATCGACTCCCGATGAGCGCCGTTAACAGGGCATCAATTTCCGAAAAGGCGAAGGCGAGATGGGCAAATGCTGAATGGAAGCGTGATATCATGGCAAAAAGGGTTGGGCTAACTCACAATTTGAACACCACTCAGCGTGCGAATCGGTCGAAGATAATGAAAGACACGATAAGAAAGTGCTGGGAGAATGAAGATCATCGTGAAAAAATGCGACAAGTGGCAAAAACTCGACCCGCGACCGATGCGTTCAAATTTGCCACAAAAGGACGTAAGTGGATGAATCATCACGAGTTTGGTCGGAAGTTGGTTAAAGAGGTGGATCAAAACGCGCTGGTGGATTGTGGGTGGCGATATGGTAAGAAGTTGTAAGATTATTGTATACTATTTTGTGTCATCTGTACACAACTTTTTTGAATCAAATACGAACCGTTGCATATGCCGCCGGGTGATAGTGCATGAGATCCAGTCGTTGTAGTAGTTTAGATCGAGAAGCACATCGCGCGCGAATTGTTCTTTCGCCTCGAAGTAACCGCACTGGCTCTTGGTGGAACACACGTGCAGGATCGTTCGCTGGAAGTTATGCTTGCCATGAAGTTTGACGTCTTCCAGGAGAGTCTTGCACGAACCCCAATATTTACGCCAATCGCTCTCGACCAGCGATTTCTTTTTCTTTCCATTGACTACCTTGGACCGTGTCGCCCAGAAGAATTTCTTGCCAATGTAGAGACGCCCATCCAGAAGGTTCTCAATTTGATACACAATTCCGTAGTGCAACTTCGGGTCTAGGTTGTCAAAGTCGATCATGATCTCATCACCGACGATCCAAAAGGGCGTCTCAATTAACTGCATGAAGTATCTATCACCGAATCTCGCAGGACCCACCGGCGCAAGCCTGGGCTCCCAGAGTATCAGCGCTCACAAACACTTGTGAATCTTCATGCACTTCGGACCAATCAATTTCGACGTATTCGCGCTTGAGGTCACACCATGTTTTCCAGAGCGACACGTGTTTCAGGCAATACGTTGCGTGTTTACGATCACCCTTGAAGTAACGGTCCGCGAACTGATTGAGCCGGCGGCACCAATCAATCTGATTGCGTTCGGCCTTCCATGACTCCGGCATGCACGGTCGAATCGTTGGCGGAGTTACTCCCGTCAACAACTGCATGAAACGCTGCCAGGCCTTTGCCGGTTTTGGTGGAAGCAACGAATCAACATCACACATCCACACCAGCGCGTCCGGCACAGCATGGCCAAGAGCTCTATCACAAGCTTTCCAAAGGTCATCACCAAATGCCTCCAATGCAGCAACAATCAAACCAGAGGCGAAGACTGATGCGTCTCCATATTCCTTGACCAATTCGCTCGGCGTTAGAACCGTGCTGAATGGGGCCTGAGCGTAATCCAAATCGCCGGACGAGGCCAACAACGAAATGCCTGCGAACCATGCCTGATTCGTGAAGATGAACTCTTCAATGGCGTCCCATTCGTTAGGGCGAACTGTGATCGTATTCGAAACATTGTGGCGGATGACTTTGGACACTGCAACTTCTTGGCGTGTTCCGGATTCGACCCAGTTCTGTTGGGTGAGTTTGACGCGTTCCAGCAATTCGAGGGCGCTCACTTGGTTCTTCACTACGCTTCCAGGCGGAACCTCACATAGGAACGAAATGATACGATCTGTTGATCCATAACCTCCCCAGACAGAGTTTTCCACTGCTAGAGGATTTCGCTCTTCAGTCACCTTCAGACAGAACTCATTGGCGTTCGCCTGGACTCGACGAATGTAGCGCTTGGCGTGATGTGGATGAATCCCTGAGGCCGTGCCTAACAAGCACGATGTCGTGCCAGACGGTTTCACACATGTAGCGCGGGCAGCGGTATTGATACCGATCATTGTGGCTACATCGGCATTGACTTTGAGGATCAACTGAGCGCCGGCTCGTTGGATCGCAGGATTGAACAACACATCTTCGTTGTCCATCCATCCCGTGATGGAACATCCTAACAGGGCTTCGCGTTTCAGGATGTCGATGGATGTTTGCCCGAGATATTTCAGATCTGTGTAACCGGCCTGGAGCGTTCCGATAATTGCCGAGGCCCGACACGCATCAAAGAAATTCTCCGAGGACGTGCACCATTTACCATTGATCTCGGTCAAGTTGCATGCCTGCCAACCTGGAACGCCTTCATAGATTGGAAGCATCCCGATCTCACAACAAGGATTGAAAATGATATCAAGGTCGTCCAACCAGACAAACCCCGGTTCGCCGAACTCCTTAGTGGAGACCATTATTCGGGCAAACTCTTCACGTGAAATAGTGCCTTTCAGAAGAGCTGCCGAGTTATTTGATCGTGACCGTTGAGGGTTTTTGGTAAACCAATCACCAGTCTTGGCGTTAAGCATGTCCTCATCGGTGTGAGTAAATTGGCACAGAGTGGCCGAACGTCGAACTCCACCGGATAGAACTGCGTCGCCGATATGCATGACGATATCATAACAGTCAATCGGACGAAGACGACGATACCAAGGCGAGGAAACGACCGCAAAGTCTGGTGAATTGATGCGACGGCGAATAAGCTCC